CTGATCCAACTACACTAAAAGGATTTTTAGAAACAGGAGGTGGTAGATCACAGTATCCAATTTTACCTAGATTTGATTTACCAATGTTACAAGAACAAGCAAGAGATTTTACAGGTATGGATTATCTAGACAGAACATCTGCAATGCCAACTGGTGTTGCTGCACAAGTTCCTGCATTTGAAAAAGAACAAGTTGGTCAAGGTATAAAAGAATATGCAATGAAGTATGGACCAAGAGCTGCAAAAGAATTTTTTGAACAACAAGGTATTGAAACAGAATCAGCTTTAAAAGGTATGGCACCAACTTTATTTATGGAAGAGGGCCGTATTGGTTTTAGAGGAGGAACTGGAATATTTAAGGGATTACCTGGAATTCAATTAGGTAAAATTGAAAAAGAATTAATTAAAAAATATAAAAGAGAACAAACTGAAAAAAGTTTGATAGATATAATTACTCAAGCAAATAAAGAAGCAAATGAAATTGTTAAAAATAGAAAACTTGATTTTTTAAAAGATAGATTTCAAAACACAAATGTTTTAACTGATGATTATGTTAAATTAATTGATGCAGAAATAAAATTAAATGATCCAGAATTATATAAAACAATAAAACAATTTGAAGCTAATGACAGACCTTCACTTGCAGATAAAATGAGAGCTCTTCGTCATCCTGATTGGGCTTCAGCAAATTATGGTGAAGACTACATGTCTGCTTTAGAACAAGGGCAAGTTCGTGAAATAAATAAAATGATGCAGGATATAGATCCAAACATAAAAGAAAGAAGTGTTGTAGATGATATTGATGACATGAATAAAGCAAATATTGATGAAATAATTGAAGGTCGTCAAAAAAATTCAAGTGGTGGTCGTATAGGTTTTAAAGAAGGTGGTAGAATAAATTTTGCAGATGGAAGTAGATTAACTTTTGCAGAAGGACCTGAAGATCCAAGTAAAAGAAAAACATTAAAGAAAATTGGTATCGGTGGTGGTATAGCCGGAGGCCTGATGACTGGTTTAATTAACGTTATGGATTTATTTAAAGGAGCTAAAACAGGAATTGCTGCAACTAAAGCTGCAGAGTCAGAAGCACAAAAAGTATTTTTTGATTTAGTCAATGCAGTTAAAAACAAAGGAATCATGAATAAATTAGATGACTTATTGGAAACAAAAGTTGGAGTTAAATATGAATACAAAGGTGTTGAAGTTTTAGAGGATGGTGAAAATATTGAACTTAGATTTAATACTGACAAAGGTGCACCTGCTGTAGTTGAATATAGAAAACCAGGTTACGATGTCGACCCTGAAGCCGGAACCTCGTATAAAGTTCCAGGAGAGTTTATTGCAGAAGGTCAAGAAGTAGGACGTTATGGTAAAAGCGGTGACGTTGATATTGACTTTGAAGATGAGATTATTGATACATTTGAAGACACTAAAAAGATTATAGATGACTAAGAGATTAACAACTACTATACCCCCTAAATCAGGACCCACGCCTCAGGGCTTGAATATTTCGTATAATACTGTTACAACCATCAAACAATCTGGAGAAAAAATAAATGGCAGACAATATAGACAAGGCACTTCCAAACGAGCCTCGAAAAGAATTTGAAATTCCTGGTGAAGAAGAAATTCAAGAACAGGTAGTAGAAGAAGTAACTGAGGCACAAGAGTCACCTGATGATGTAGAAGTCGTAGAAAATGAAGATGGCTCTGTAAATATTGATTTAGATCCAGCTGCAGCTACACCTGAAGGTGGTGATGAGCATTATGCAAATCTTGCAGACTTTTTACCAGATGATGTTTTAGGTAGAATGGCATCAGACCTTTCTTCTAAATATCAAGATTATATTTCATCAAGAAAAGATTGGGAAAAAACTTATACACAAGGTTTAGATTTATTAGGATTCAAATATGATCAAAGAACAGAACCATTTTCTGGTGCATCGGGTGCAACGCATCCTGTTCTTGCAGAAGCGGTTACACAGTTTCAATCTTTAGCGTATAAAGAATTATTACCAGCAGATGGACCGGTAAGAACTCAAATTATCGGATTACAAACTCCAGAAAAAGTTCAACAAGCAACTCGTGTAAAAGATTTTATGAATTATCAAATCATGGATCAGATGAAAGAATATGAACCAGAATTTGATTCTATGTTATTCCACTTACCTTTATCAGGTTCTACTTTTAAAAAAGTTTACTATGATGAAGTGGAAGGAAGAGCTGTATCAAAGTTCGTTCCTGCTGATGATTTAATCGTTCCGTACACGGCTACCTCATTAGACGACGCGGAAGCGATTATTCATCGTGTAAAAATTTCTGAAAACGAATTACGTAAACAACAAGTTGCAGGTTTTTATAGAGACATAGAACTTGGAAAATCAGCTGATCAAGAATCTGAAGTTGATAAAAAGGAAAGAGAATTAGAAGGTATTTCTAAAACTGCTAATGAAGATGTATATACAATTTTAGAATGTCATGTGAATTTAGACATTGAAGGTTTTGAAGATGTCAATCCACAGACTGGTGAGCCGTCAGGAATTAAACTTCCATACATTGTAACTGTAGAAGAATCGTCAAGAGAAATTTTATCTATTAGAAGAAACTATGAAGCAGGTGATTTACAAAAGAAAAAAGTACAATACTTTGTACACTTTAAATTTTTACCGGGTTTAGGTTTCTATGGCTTTGGTTTAATTCACATGATTGGTGGATTATCAAGAACTGCAACAGCAGCGTTAAGACAATTATTAGATGCAGGGACTTTATCTAATTTACCAGCAGGATTTAAAATGCGTGGTATTCGAATTAGAGATGATGCACAATCTATTCAACCAGGAGAATTTAGAGATGTAGATGCACCTGGAGGAAATTTAAGAGATTCATTTATGATGCTTCCGTTTAAAGAGCCATCAGCTACTTTGTTACAATTGATGGGTATTGTCGTTCAAGCAGGTCAAAGATTTGCATCTATTGCGGATATGCAAGTCGGTGATGGTAATCAACAAGCAGCCGTTGGAACAACCGTTGCATTATTAGAACGTGGATCAAGAACCATGTCAGCAATACACAAAAGAATTTACTCTGCACTTAAGAATGAATTCAAACTTATGGCAAGAGTATTCAAGTTATATCTACCACAACAATATCCGTACGACGTCGTTGGGGGTCAAAGAATGATTATGCAATCAGATTTTGATGATAGAGTAGATATATTGCCAGTTGCTGACCCCAACATTTTTTCTCAAACACAGCGTATTTCATTAGCGCAGACGGAACTCCAACTGGCAACCTCAAATCCACAAATGCACAATATGTATGCAGCATATAGAAATATGTATGAAGCATTAGGTGTAAAAAATATTGATAGTGTTTTAGTAAAACCTCAACCACCTATGCCACAAGATCCTGCATTAGAACATATTGCAGCTTTAGGAGGTAAACCTTTTCAAGCGTTTCCAGGTCAAAATCACAGAGCGCACATACAATCACATTTAAGTTTTATGGAAACGAATATGGCCAGAAATAATCCAATGGTTATGGCAAGTTTAGAGAAAAATATTTTTGAACATATTAGTATTATGGCTCAAGAACAAATTGAATTAGAGTTTAGAAATGAATTACAACAGTTGCAACAAATGCAAATGATGATGCAACAGAATCCACAAGCTGCACAATCAATACAAATGCAAGCAATGCAAATTCAACAAAGAATAGAATCTAGAAAAGCACAGTTGATTGCTGAGATGATGGAAGAATTCATGAACGAAGAGAAGAAAATTACTTCACAATTTGATAATGATCCAATTGCAAAACTAAGATCAAGAGAATTAGACCTTAGAGCACAAGAAAATGCTAGAAAAGAACAAGAAGCTAAGGACAGAATGGATCTTGATAAGATGAAAGCAATGATGAATCAACAAAATCAAGATGAAAAACTAGAACAAAACGAAGAATTAGCAAAATTAAGAGCTGATACATCAATTGAAAAGACAATTTTATCAAAAACAATTCCAAGTACGGATTCAATGATGAAAAATCAAGCGCCAACCATGCCAAAAGTAAAAATTTTTAGAGGAGGAAATGAATAAATGAGAAAAAAAATGACAAAATCCGAAAAAAAGGTTAAAAAGGTTATGCGGGAATTCAAAAAAGGTGAATTACCGATTGGGAAGTCAAAGAAAAAAGTAAAAAATCGTAAACAAGCGATTGCAATTGCTTTATCAGAGGCTGGCAAATCAAAACCAAGGAGATAAAATGGAAAAACTAGATAAAATAATGGAAGTTAAAGTTGGTGAACAGCAAACTGAGATTGATCCAAGATCAAAAACAACTGCTGACAAAGCTTTTAACTTAATTGGTACTGGTGGACCTGAAATGGAAGTTAAAGGTCAAGGAAAAGTACTAGCAGAAAAGAAAAGAAGTTCTAAAGCTTACTAA